CAGACAACACACCCGGCATGCCGGTTGCGTTGGCGCGTCGAATGATCGAACTAGCCGAAAAGCGTTAGTGCGAAACATCGCAGCCCGGAACAGTTGCCCGGACCATTTGCGCAATGGCACCACCAACCTGAAACCACCTGCACACAAAACAAACCCCCTATCCCGTCCATGAAAGGACAATCAAATGGCTGATGAACTCGTCACCCGTCTGACCGAACAGCGCGCCAGCGCATGGGAACAGGCCAAAAGCCTGTTGGACCATGCTGCCGCTGAAGGTCGCGATCTTTCCGGTGAAGAATCGGAACAGTTCAACCGCATCAATGATGACATTGATGCACTAGATTTCCGCCGCAAGTTTCTCATTGATGGTGAAGCGCGTGAGCGTGCCATCGATGAATCACGCGCTGCACTTGGCCTTCCCGCCGATTTCGGTTCGCGTGAAGTTGCTGCACATGTTGAGAATGATTCGGACATCATCCGTGCAATTGCTATGGGTGAGCGTCGCAACCATTCGTTTGAACAGCGTGATGTGACGAAGGGCAGCACCGGCGCACCGGTTCCCACTTCGTTCTATGACCGTCTTGTTGAACACCTTGTTGTTCAGGGTCCGATGCTTGACGGCAATGTTGTCACCATCCTGACCACGGCATCAGGCGAGAACCTGCAAATTCCGCGCACCAGCACCTACACTGCCCCCGGCATTGTTGGTGAAGGTACTGCGATTCCTGAGAGTGATCCCACGTTTGCATCGTTCGTGACGCTTGGGGCCTTCAAGTTCGCGAGCACGTTCCAACTGACCCGCGAACTGGTAGAGGATGCATCGATGGGGGTCAATCTTCTTGATTTTGTCGCCCGTCAGGCATCAGTGGGAATGGGCACAGCGGTCAACGCTTCGCTCACCACTGGCACCGGCACCACGCAACCAAACGGAATTGTCAATGGCGCATCGTCTGCCGTTACCGGTGGAACCGGAACGCTTGGTGGACCCTCTGCCGACAATCTGATTGACATGGTTTACACCTGCCCATCACCGTATCGCCGCCAAGGCGCTGCATGGCAGATGCGTTCCAGCACGCTCGGCGTTGTCCGTAAGTTGAAGGACACACAGGGCCAGTACCTTTGGGCACCGGGCCTTGTGCCGGGTCAGCCTGATCAGTTGCTTGGATATCCGGTTTATGAAAACCCGGATGTTGCAGCAATCGGAACCGCCGCGAAGTCGGTTCTGTTCGGTAATTTCGCCAGTGCGTACTATGTGCGTCAGGTTCGCGGAATTGATGTTGCCCGTGATGACAGCGTTGGATTTGTCAACGATCTGATCACGTTCCGTGTCACATGGCGTGGTGACGGCAACGTTGTCGATCCGAACGCAGTGTGGTACTTCAAGGGCGGCACCGCCGTCTGATTCAACCATTCATTTGGTTGACAAATTCGCGTGTGATGGGTTCGCAACTTGCCCGTGGTTGCAACCCATCACACGCACCACGGGCAAAACGAAACAGGGGAAAAACTTATGGGCAAGAAACAACGCAATGTTCAACACAATGGACGTGTCACAACACGCACACCCGCCGAACAGGTTGGTGTTCTCATTCATTCAAACGCGCCGTGGGCCAACACCGGCTATGGCGTGCAAACAGGGGCATTGGCAAAAGCCTGCCAACAGGCAGGCCGCACCGTCACCCTGTCAGTGAACTACGGGTTGCAAGGTGGCATATCAGGTTGGGAAGGCATTGAAGTATTGCCAACCGGATTCCATCCGTACAGTGCAGACATACTTGGCGCACACACCCGCTACACAGAAGAAACAACCGGACAACCAACAGCGTTGATCACACTGTTTGATTGTTGGGTGTACAAAGGACGCGACAACAGCACCATCCCCGTGATTGCATCATGGGTGCCAATCGATCATTTGCCCGCACCAAACGATGTGATGGAATGGTGCAACCAAACAAACGTGCTGCCTATTGCAATGTCACGTTTCGGTTTGGACATGCTGAACAATGCAGGCATTGAATCAATGTATGCACCACACGGGGTGAACACATCTGTGTTCCACCCTGACGCAACCATTGATGGCATACCGGGCCGCACTGCATTGGGCATTCCTGATGATGCATTCATGGTTGGCATTGTTGCCGCAAACAAAGGCACCGCACCGATCCGCAAAGCATTCGGTGAGAACCTTTTGGCAATGGGCCAGTTCATGGCTGAACATGATGATGTTTGGCTTTACATGCACACCGAAAAGAAAGGTGCGCAAGGCGGCATTGATTTGATGCGCCTGATGGATGCCTGCGGTATCCCTGCCAACCGCACAGTGTGGGTTGACCAGTGGGGCTACTACGCAGGTTTATCATCGGAAGTGATTGCCGGTTTGATGGCATCAATGGATGTGAATTTGCTGGCATCACGCGGCGAAGGGTTCGGGGTTCCCGTACTAGAAACTGCAGCGTGTGGCGTGCCATCCATCGTTTCCAACTTTACGGCACAACCTGAATTGGTGGAAGGTTCAGGATGGTTGACCGCAGTGCAACCGGATTGGGATGCGGCACAGGCAACATGGTTTGCCACACCGCTGATCCATTCCATTGTTGAAAATCTGAATGACGCATATGAACACGCACGCGATGCGCACCGCCGTGAGGCTGCCCGTGCGCACGCTGAAACATATGACCATGCCATTGTGTTTGAAAAGTATTGGCAACCAATCCTTTCTCACATTGATGAACTGATGGCCAAATGAGTACGGCACAAATTCCGTGGGGATTGTTGGGGCAACGGTTGCATGCGTTTGAACGCATCACCGCCATGTTGAAACCCGGATGTGTGATTGTTGAAACCGGCACTGTCAGGTTGGCAGGCAATTGGGGTGGCGATGGCCAGTCAACTGTTGTGTGGAATGCCTACGCTGAACTGTTGGGTGGGCATGTCACAACAATTGATTTGGACCCGGTAGGTGCTGAACTGGTTGAACAAATGGGTTTGGCCAACACCACTGCCATCACCGGTGATTCACTGGAAGTGTTGCCCACCCTCACCGTGTCGCAAATTGATTTCCTTTATTTGGATTCGTTTGATGTGGATTGGAATAACACCACCCCGGCAGCGGAACATCATTTGGCTGAACTGAAAATTGTTTGGCCACTACTCAAACCCGGTTCCATTGTGGCCGTTGACGACAATCGAAACGGCCACGGCAAAGGTGAACTGGTCGCAGCGCATATGGCTGCAAATGATGTTCCCGAAATTTTGAACGAATACGTGCGCGTATGGAAGGTTCCACAGTGACAATCACAAACGGATATTGCACACTTGGCGAATTGAAAGCCGTGTTGCGCATCATGGACACAGTTGATGATGAACTGTTGGAATCACGAATCAGTGAGGCCTCACGCGTTATTGACCAGCATTGTGATCGCAGGTTCTATGCTGACGCAACTGCAACGGCACGGGTGTTTGTGGCAAACGCAACTGATGTTGTGTTTGTTGATGACATTGCAACCGTCACAGGTTTGGTTGTGAAAACTGACAGTGCAGGCGACGGCACCTATCTGACCACCCTGACCGCATCGCAGTTTCAAAACGAACCATTGAACGCAACATCAAAAGGGTTGCCCATCACATCGATCCGTGGCACCGCCACCGGTGTGTTCCCAACCATCGCTGCCCCGGCAGGTGTGCAGGTCACTGCAAAATGGGGGTGGCCTTCCGTGCCTGAACCTGTGAAATCTGCATGCATTCTGCTGGCAGGTCGATTGGTGAAGCGTGGCGATAGTTTGCTCGGCGTGGCCGGGTTCGGGGATTTGGGGGCCATAACCGTCAGGGCCATTGACCCTGATGTTGAACGCATGTTGCGCCCCTACCGTATTGCGGTGGTTGCGTAATGGCAGGCACCGGCACAGACATTCAAAACGCATTGGCCGTAGCGTTGGCAACCATTCCCGGTTTGCGTGTCGCAGATCATTTGCCGGAACAGGTTGCACCGCCAATGGCAGTGATCCAACTGCAATCAGTTACATACCATCGTGCAATGCGTGGCGGTTTGTCTGAATGGCGTTATGTCATTTCGCTGATTGCAGGCCGAATGGGTGATCGTGCGGCACAACGCCAAATGGATGGTTGGTTGTCATACGGTGACGTGCAATCTGTGCGTGCCGCTATTGAGGCTGATCAAACATTGGATGGCAATGCATCAACTTTGATTGTTGATGAAATGGTGAGCGTGCGCCCGCTGTCAATCGGTGATGCCGCCTACACCACCTGTGAATTCAATATCACTGTTCACGCCTAGAAAGGGACAAACGTGAGTGAATACAAAATCGTAGGCAACCACAATGTGGTTGACCGCGAACCCGGCAGCATCATCACCGATGATGACCTTGCCGCAGTGGATGTTCAACATCTGATTGATGCAGGACATATCACGCCAGTATCCAAAGCGGCGAAGGCCGCACCCGTCACCAATGAAAAGGACTGAGCCAAATGGCACAGGTAATTACTAATGCAGCCGTCACCATTGGTGGCGTAGATTTGAGTCAGCACATCACAAAGGTCACGTTGTCATCAACGCGCGCCGAAATCGAAACCACCACGTTCGGCAACACTGCCAAACGGCGTGTTGGTGGACTCGCTGACAACAGTGTTTCCCTTGATTTCAACAATGACTATGTTGGCGCAGGCAGTGTGGAAGCAACTCTGTACCCGCTACTTGGCAGCACCGCCGCAGTTGTTGTTCGACCGAACGGAACCACCACCGGTACCGCTAACCCTTCGTACACCTTCAATGTGTTGGTGACTGAATGGATGCCACTGGATGCGCAGGTTGGCGAACTGACCACTGCATCAATCACATGGCCAGTTGACGGCACCATCGCAAAGGCGACCGCCTAATCATGGCCGCGTTGATGCGCTTACGGGTCGTACCTTCTGAGGGTGAAGCGTATGATGTGAATGTCACACCACTGGTGATTGTGTCCGCCGAACGTCAGTTCGGTAAGGGCATGCAACAGTTGTTTGGGGAATCTGCGTCATATGAGGCGTTGTGTTGGGCCGCATGGAAAGCCTCACATGTTTCAGGTCGTGTTGTGAAACCGTTTGATGAATGGTTGCAGGGCATTGACAGCATTGAAGCCGGTGAGGTTGAGCGCGTCCCTTTGGCGAATCCATGACATTGCTGGTGGCACAGGTTGCTGTTGCCACCAGCATTTCCCCTGTTGATTTGTTGAACACACCGCCGGACATTTTTTTTGCAATGGTTGGTTTGTTGAAACAACAGGCACGCGAACGGTCACGCTAGGAAAACGTCATGGCATCGAAGAGACCCAAACCGTCATTCACCGCAAAGGCACAGGCCGATTTCACAGGCCGTGCCGGTTGGGATTTGGACGCGTCGTTGTACAACTACGCTGAAACAAAAGCGTTGATGAAAAAGACGGACCCGGAACTACGCAAAGCAATGGATAAAACAATCAAAGATTTGTTGAATCCGATTGCGAAACGTGCAAAATCGTTTGTGCCTGATCAACCATTGTCAGGTTGGAACTACGGGGATGCAGGTGAAAGGTATTTGCCTAGCCGTTTGCCGTTTTGGAATCCTTCACTGGCCAAACGTGGCATTGCAGTGAGGCAGGGTGGCAGACGTTCCAAAGGTGCAGTGACACAAGCGGCATGGAAAATTTCAAACAGTTCCGGTGCCGGTGCAGCATTTGAAACCGCAGGGCGCGGCCCATCCAAACATGCGTTTGTGAAAGCAATACAAAATACGCATGGCAAACCATCACGCCTGATTTGGCGTGCATGGGATGAAGCGGGTGGTGAAAAAAACGTTGTTGGTGAAGTGCGGGCAACGGTCAATGAGTATGAATCACTACTGCAAACGCAGTTGAACGCAATGAGATAGGGGCCGGTCATGGCTGTTGTGCTGAACGTCATATCGACTTTCAACGATAAAGGATTGAAAAGCGCAACAAATGAACTGGACAAGTTCAGCAAGGCCACCACTGAAAAGTTGAGCAGCACCACCAAAGCAATGGGTGCAGTTGGTGCCGGTATTCTTGCCGGTGCCGGTGCCGTTGGTGTTGGGTTGTATCAAATCGGGTCATCGTTTGATGAGGCGTTTGATGCGATCCGTACCGGAACCGGTGCAACCGGGCCTGTGTTGGATCAGTTGAAAAACGATATGAAAGCGGTGGCCAGTGCGGTCCCTGCATCGTTTGGCGATGCCGGTGCCGCTATTACCGGATTCAATCAAAAACTTGGGTTGACCGGTAAGCCGTTGCAACTGCTATCTGAACAGGCGTTGGAACTGTCCCGGATTACCGGTACAGAACTGGCGGGCAATGTAGAATCCATCACCAATGTGATGCAAAACTTTGGTGTGTCTGCCGGGGATCAGTCCGGCAAACTTGATTTGTTGTTCAGGGCCTCGCAAGCATCAGGTGTTTCCGTTTCTGCCCTATCAGAGCAAATGTCCGGTGCCGGTGTCGTATTGCGTTCCGTTGGTTTGGATTTCGACCAATCCGCTGCGTTCCTCGCTACGTTGGGCAAGGCTGGAATTGATGCATCAGATGTGATGCCTGCCCTGTCCAAATCATTAGCGGTTGCAGCGAAGAACGGCAAGGACGCCACCACAGTTTTCAATGACACCTTCAATGCAATCAAAAACGCACCCAACGATGTTGATGCTGCGGGTGTTGCGTTGGATGTGTTTGGTGCAAAGGCTGGCCCCAAGTTTGCTGCAATGATCCGTGAAGGCAAACTGTCCTATCAGGACATGTTGGCTGCAATGCAGGGTGGCAGTGAAACCATTTTGGGTGCAGGCGCAGACACACAAGATTTTGGTGAGAAACTGACCCTGTTGAAAAACAGGGTTTTTGTCGCGTTGGAACCAATCGCCACGCAGGTGTTCAACGCCATTGGTGATGCAATGGACCGCATTGGCCCGAAGGTTGAACAACTCACAAATTGGATGACGGAACACAAAACGGTGATGATGGTTGTTGCCGGTGTATTGGGTGGTGTGATGCTCATTGCATTGGCCGCATACACCGCTGGCATGATTGCTGCCGCCGCTGCAACGATTGCAGCAGGCGCACCGTTCATTGCTATTGGTGCAGCGATTGCCGCAATGGTTGCTGCCGCAATTTATCTTTGGGTGAATTGGGATCAAATCTGGAATTGGGTGATGGACCACAAAGCCTATGCAGCAATTATTGCAATTCTCGGCAGCGTCATCATTGTGCCGATTGTTGCTCTAGTTGCAATCATCAAATGGTTGCAGGCGAATTGGGAAACCGTCTGGTCAAAGATTCAAACAGTTACCGGTTTCGCTTGGGGCATCATCAAACCAATTTGGGATGCAATCTACGGGTACATTGTCAATTATCTGATTCCCTACTTCAATTTCCTTTGGGATGTTTTCCAAAATGTTTGGACATGGATTAGCGAGAAGATCACCGAAGTTTGGAACAATGTGATCAAACCCATTTGGAATGCCATCTACGGGTTCATTGTCAATTATCTGATTCCATATTGGACATTGTTGTGGAACGTTGCACGATCTGTGTGGGATCAAATCTCATCAAAGATCAGCACGGCATGGGGCGTCATTTCTGCGGTGTTTGAAGGAATCAAAAACGGTATTGCAACTGTTTGGGGATTTTTCCAAACCGCAAAAGATATCATTGGCAACGTGTTCAACAACATTGCCAATGCAATCAGCGGACCGTTCCGCACCGCATTCAATTTCATTTCTGATGCATGGAACAACACGGTGGGCAAATTGTCGTGGTCTGTTCCCGGTTGGATTCCAGTTATTGGCGGCAACAAAATTGAAGCGCCGAAACTTCCACGTTTCGCCAACGGCGGTATTTTCAACACCGCAATGGGTGGCGGTTCAGGCCTCGCAGTGCTGCATGATAATGAAATGATTTTGAATCCGAAACAACAAAAGGCGTTGTTCAGCGGCAACGGTTTGGGTGGTGGCGGTTCTGTCATCAATATCAATGTTGAGGTTGGGCCGACTGCCGACAAAGCCGCTATTGGGCAAACCATTGTTGAGGCAATCAGTGCGTATGAACGGCGTGCCGGTGACGGATGGCGGGCAGCATGAGCGCAACATTGGCTGATGGTGTTGTTGTAACTGTTGAAATTGGATTCTCAACTACAGCCGGAAGCGGAACCGTTCCGCTCAATTCAACCCTTGCGTCAATCACATGGACTGATGTTTCACAATATGTGCGTGATGTGTCAACCAAACGTGGCAGGTCATCAGAACTTGACGATTTCACAACAGGAAATTGTCAAGTTGTGTTGGACAATCGCACACGAATATTTGACCCTGAATATTCTGCTGGAACATATTTTGGAAAGTTGACACCGGGAAGGCCAATTCGTATCAAAGCAACACCACCCGGTGGTGTTGAAGCAGGTGTATTTTTTGGGTTCATTGACCAATGGGACCAGCAATACAATTTTTCAAATGATGCAATTGCCAATGTGACTGCATCAGATGCATTCAAAATCATGAACAGCATCACCCTCCCATCCTTTTGGGAATGGGCAATACAAAACACTTCAATAGCAAACTACCCATTCATTTTGAGGATCTGGCATCGGCTTGACGATGCCACCGGGGTTTCATCGCCTCAGAACTATCAACCTCTTGAAACAACTTACAACTGGGTTTCCACAGGAGGCGTGCCTGCAACTGCAACACGCGTTGATGGTTTGATTGCAAATGACAGCAATGGTGCAGCAACTTTCGATGGCACAAAATATTTGCGTGCTTTTGAATCAACAACTGGTTTGACTCCCGCCATTATTGGTGCAGTTACGGCGGGCTGTTGGATTCAAACAACATCAACTGCAACTGCACGAATGGGTGTCATTTCAAGCGATACACTAGAAACAAGCAATTTTGGATTTGGTGTTGTCGTTTCCGGTGGTGTCGCAACAATTACGGCATGGGCTGACAATTACATTGTCAATGTTCCAACGGTCGTGAATGATGGACAGCCACATTTGGTTGTTGTCAAAGCAAATTGGTTTGATTCAGGTGTTTGGATCGACGGTGTTTTCACATCCATTTACACCGGCACGCCTTACACTGCGGTTGATTCGCTGAGTGAATACAGTGTTGGGGGGCCATCTACGTTTTCGACAACAACTGCTCACAATTTCACCAGTGCATTTGTTGGTACAATTGATGAACATTTCCAGTTTGAATATCCTTCCACTGATGTTGCATTGTCTAATGCTGACGTGACCATGCTTTACGGTGCAGGGAAAGGCACCTATCTGAATGGTCAGACAACATCTGCACGCATTGCATCATTGCTTCAAATGGCCTATTGGATGACAGACGGAACGAACCTCACAACAGGTGGTTCTGTTGTGCAACCAATTGACACACAGGGACAAACCCTACTGTCAGCCCTGAAAGAATGTGAGACTGCGGAACAGGGACGATTGTTCATTGATGGCAATGGCAAAGTTGCTTTTATTTCACGAAATGCAACAGCAACAACGGCAATCTACAAAAACTCTCAACGCACATTTGGTGATTCCACAGGTGAACTGCCATACACACAATTGGAATTCACATTCAATGATCAATTGGTGAAAAACCGTGTCATCATCGAACGTGCAAATGGATTGACATTCACCGCGAATGACACAACTTCACAGGGACAGTATTTTATTCGCACCGATTCAATCAGTTCTTTGATCAACAATTCAGATCAGGACGTTGCAGATATTGCGAACTATCGCATAGCAGTCTACAAACAACCTGCATTGCGTATTGAATCAATGACTATCAATCCACGCTCTGATGTGTCCCTTTATTCAGGCTGCATTGGTGATGAAATTGGCACACGAATCACTGTCAACCGCAGACCGCAAAATGTTGGTTCTGTGATTTCTAAACAATTGATCATTGAAGGTGTCAGTCATAAGATTGGTTCTCAAACATGGGAAACAACTTACAACCTGTCACCTGCACCGCTTCCGTTTTTGATTCTTGATGACACCACATACGGCGTCATTGATTCGATCAATGTTCTAGGTTACTGAGGAAAATTATGGGTTCAGGATTTCGCACATTTCAAACAGCGGAGGTTCTCACTGCCTCCAATGTCCAAAATTATTTGATGGAACAATCCGTAATGGTTTTCAATTCTGTTGGTGAGAGAAACGCGGCCATCGCTTCACCTGAAGAGGGCATGGTTTGTTTTCTCAATACTGGCGACCGAACTGAAGGCCTCTACACCTACACGGCTGGGGCTTGGCGTGAGGCTCGTATCCCGGTTCCGGGTTTCTCAGCAACAAAGACAGGCGCGCAATCCGTAGCCGCTAACGCTTTCACTGTCGTCACATGGAACAGCGAAACCTACGATCATGGCAGCGTTTTCGCTTCTAACACTTTCACTGTCCCGACTGGTTACGCCGGCAAATGGCTGCTGATTGCAAACATTGCGTTTGGCACTTTGAACACTGGCGCAAACAAGGCAGCGTTTATTACGAGACAAGCATCGGGTGGTGGCGCTCCAACTTCAGCCGACGCAATCGCCGCTCAGGGTTACAGGGCGGACAGCGATTTTACGGTTCCACGCGCCAACCTTTCCGTCATTTACAACGCAACAGTCGGCGATCTTTTCAAAGTTTGCGTCTTGCACGATTCACTCGCCACCATCAACGTCCTAGCAAGCGCCGCAGGCGTTCCAAACTTTTTCCAAGCAACATGGTTGGGAACCTGATGCCAACCGTCCCCACTTCCGATTGTTCCTTCTGAGAATCGAGACCCTGAAATGTCGTTCTACCTGTTAGACAATCCCCCCGCATCACCGCAGTTTTACACTTCACGGAACAACGGCATTTCAGGTGGCGTTGTAATCCACACAACAGAAGGTTCCGGTGGTGACACTGCCGCAGAGAACACCGCAGCGTTCATTGCGCGACGTTCTGATCCGGGTTCGTATCACATGATTGTTGACACTGATTCAAGTGTTGCAATGATGCCTGATGACTTCACCGCTTTTGGGGTTGCCAGTTCCGGTTTCAATTCAACGTGTTGGATGATCGCTATTGCAGCAGTGTCCGCAGACCTCAACCCTGATGATCCACGCACACAGGCTGAGATTGACCGCATGGGTGCAGAGATTGTTGCGTTTTGGCGACGCAACAACATTGACATTGCAGCCGCGTCACAGTTCATTGGTGATGATGTGAAGGTGCGGCCCGGTCTCGCACATCATGGTGATGTTCAACCTGCTGACCGTTCCGATGCATGGTCGCGACGCGCTGACCGTTGGATTTTTGATTCAATGTTGTTGCAATCGATTGAACGTCACAGTGGTGAACAACCGGTTGTTCCTCCCACTCCTGTTCCTCCCACCCCCAACCCTGAAGGTTCCGTGTTTGGCCCCGGTTCTACTGGTGACAAAGTGCGCGAGATTCAAAACATTGTTGGTGTTGCGCAGGACGGTATCTATGGGCCGCAAACTGAATCTGCGGTGCGTCAATGGCAAGCCAACCTGAACATTCCTGCTGATGGTGTGTGGGGTCCAATCACGGCAGGTGCAACCTATAACCTGTTTGTTTTTCTGAACAATCTGCCTGCCGTTGCCCCAACCAATCCGTGGTTGGAAACATTGAACAATGCGCGTGGGCAAATTATCCGCACCGGTTCAACAGGTGACGCAGTGAAGATCGCGCAAGAACTGTTGAATGTGAAAGGCTATTCGCTTGTCAGTGATGGCATTTTTGGTTCACGCACTGACAGTGCAACCCGTCGTTTCCAATCTGATCGTGGTTTGATGGTTGACGGTATTGTTGGGCCACAAACTTGGGATGCGTTGGTGGCATGACCAATGTTTGCACAAACGATTACTGACACTGCCGGGTTTGGTGCCGCTGAATGGGTTGCCATTCTCACCGGCATCAGCATTGTTGTGGGTGCAATCACCACACTGATTGTTCAAATTGTGCGGTTGCGTAATGAGAACACCGAACAGCATGCCGACAACCGGCAGGTTGTTGTTGATGTTCGTGATCGCCTGTTGGATTTGCACCAGTCTGTTCAACGGGTGGATGACAAAGTTGACAGCCTTGATGCACGGTTGGATCGACATGAAAACATCCATCACCGCGGCAAGCGGCGCTGGTAGTCCTATCCGCTAACGAACGGGCAACGGTATGGCTGAACAAAAACCACGGACACATTTGGTGATCCCTGACACACAATCAAAACCCGGCACACCAAATGATGCGTTGGGTTGGATCGGTTCCTACATTGTTGAGAAGCAACCTGATTGCATTGTGCATTTGGGTGATCACGCAGATTTCCCGTCACTGTCATCGTATGACGTGGGCAAAAAAGATTTTGAAGGCCGCAGATATCGTGATGATGTTGATGCTGCCAACCTTGCGTTTGATGTGTTGTGTGAACCGATGGAAACACACAACCGACGCAAAGCGAAACAAAACAAAAAGCAATACAAACCTGAACTGATCATGTTGCATGGCAACCATGAACATCGTGTGCAGCGGGCCATTGATAATGATGCTGCACATTTGGATGGTGTCATCAGTTTGGATGATCTGAACTATGCATCACATGGTTGGCAGGTTGTTCCGTTTCTGCAACCCATCTGCATTGATGGTGTTTATTACGCACACTATTGGGCCAACCCTATGACGGGCAGACCGTTCGGGGGCAATGCCACCACACGGTTGAAACAGGTGGGCCACAGTTTCACAATGGGCCATCAACAGGTGTTGGATTATGCAATCAGGTTTGTTGCAGGGCGTTCACAACATGCGTTGATTGCAGGTGCCGCGTATCTGCACACTGAAAAGTATTTGGGTCCGCAGGGAAATGATCACTGGCGCGGCATCATTGTGAAACATCAGGTTGAACAGGGGTCATATGATCCCATGTTTGTAAGTCTTGATTATTTGTGCAGACGTTTTGAAGGTGTCCCATTGGCCAAATTCATGGCCCATGTTTACTGACCGCAGGGGGTCAACTATGAATGATGAACTGTTTGAAATCGATGATGACGGGGTGGGTTCCATCCTGCTCAATGCGTTTGCGCTCACACACGGGGACCGCAACAACCAATATGGGCCTTTTGTTGAGGACTATCAGCGCGTTGCCAATGTGTGGAATGCATTGTGTGATGGTGAACCAACGGTGATGTGTCCTGAATATGCGTTGTTGTTTATGACTGTGATGAAAGTGTGCCGTGTCGCGTATGGGTTGCATAGTGGCATGGCGTTTGAAAATCCGGCGGTTGTTGAGGATTCCATCACCGATGCCACCGGCTATTTGGATGGCCTTTGGAAATCATTGAACACACCCGATCCGGTGCATGAACCGGATGACATTGATGATTGGGATGATGATGATGACGATTGTGATTGAACCGGACATCATCACCATGCCGGATGAGGATGAACCGGAACCGTATGACCCGGATGAAGATGAATACCCGGATAAACAGGAATATCCGAAACACGATTGGGGAATTTGATGAACACTATTTTGTTGCGTGACATTGTGGAACGTGCCGTGAAAACTGCGGCACAGTCTGTGCTGCTGGCAATTGCCGGTGCCACCGGTGCCGATCTGTTCACATTGGATTGGCAGACCATTGGCATGGCCGCGTTGGGTGGTGCGCTGTTGTCTGTTTTGACGTCGATTGTGTCTCTGCCGTTTGGCCCTGCCGGGTCGCCGTCAGTGGTTGCAACTGTTGAACCGGCGCGCGTTGTGTCAACGCCGAAACCTAAGGGTTTGTGATGGGTGTTCCGGCCAACTATCCGCTGACCATTCGCACAGGTGACACCGAAACCGTCACCGTTTCATTGCAAGATTCTGCCGGGGCTGCGGTGAACATTACGGGCCGCACCTATCAGGCACAGATTCGTGACACTGCCGCATCAACTGCGGTGTTGGCAACGTTCACCTGTTCAGTCACTAATGGCACGGCAGGCACGTTTGCTTGCACGTTGGGAACGGCAACCACTGCTGCCCTGTCTGAACAAACCGGTGTTTGGGATTGTCAGGAAACAACTGCCGGTGGTGTGGTGTCCACGTTGCTGGCCGGTCAGGTTTGGATTGTTCAGGATGTGACACGGTGAGCGTGTCGCTGACAGTGCAACAGGACACGGTGCGTTTGCGTGCTAGTGGCAGCGCGGTGGTTGTGCAGCAGTCGGCGCATGATGTTGTTGCTGCGGGTGTTGCTGGCCCTGCCGGTTCGCTTGGATATTTCGGTGCGTTTTCATCGACACAAACACAAACTGTTGGTGCCGGTACTGCCGTCGCGATGACGTTGGACACGGTTGATGATGCGGTTGGTGTGTCGGTTACTGATGGCAGTCGGGTGGTGTTGTCCAATCCGGGTGTTTGGAATGTGCAGTTTTCTGCACAGTTGCTGAAAACATCCGGTGGCACTGGCACTGTGTCAATTTGGTTGGCACAGAATGGCAGCCCGGTGGCGAGGTCATGCACTGATGTGAAGGTGCAGGGCAATGGGACTGAGGAAGTGGCGTCATGGAATTGGGTGGTGCGCACTACCGGGGCCAATGAGTATGTGCAGGTGATGTGGTCGGACAACACCGGTGATGTCACCTTGTATGCGGTTGGCACCCGTACCGGTCCGGTGCGGCCTGCGGTGCCGTCTGTGATCCTCACAGTGACCCCCGTATTGGTGAACCCTTACTGACCCCCCCTGATTGTTCTCCGGTTCATGCACACGGCATTCCCCTGCGCCGTGATTGGATGCCAACAGGCTTGATTGCCTACTGAGCAAACCCCTATTTGAACCGGCTGCAAAGCCCCCCTGCCCCACCGTTTCGGTGCCGGGTGGGGGGGCTTTTTGCGTTCCCGGAATCCCCTGCAATTTGGGGGGTTTGTGGGGGTTGTTGCATGTGTGGCAGATGTGTACTAGAACTTGTGCATGGGAACGGGGGACCAGCCCCCACCGGAAAGCAAGGAAAGCAACCAATGAACACAGCAACCGAAACCAACCTCACCACCGTGGCAGAATCAGCAAAGCAAACTGCCGCCATGATCCGCACCGGCCTGCGCAACCGCACCGGCCTTCGCTACTCAGTCACACTTGGACGTGGCACCGCTGCCCACCACATCTACATTTCAGCAGGCAAGGGCGTTGACGAAACTGCTGCCCGCTCTGCACTGAGTGAAATCCTCAGTTGGCCAACACTCGGCCATCCACTGTGGATTGTCATGGGACACAAGGAACGCCTTGCCATCCTCACCGCCATCACAGGCGGTGAGGCATGAACACCAAACTGGCATCAGAACTTGCACCCGGTGACATCATTACGATCCGCACCGAAGTGCCTGCCTACGATTTCGGAATGCGCAACCCGCAACCGGCAACGGAATGGGTGCAAATCAAACATCGCATTGAACACACCGAACACAACGATGGTGTGGTGAGGCTCTCACTGCACACATGGCACCGCGATTTCATCAAGTCATATCCTGCCAACCAACAGTTCAACGTTGTCAGTTGAACCAACCGACACCGCCGGGGGAAACGTTCCCCCGGCACCCTGCCACAGCCCCCGATTTGGGGGGTTTGTGGGGGTTGTTGCATGTGTGGCACAGGACTGGTAGACAATGGACATGGCCCCGCAGGGGTGGCCCACCAACAAAGGAAAGCAACCAATGAACACAGCAACCAACACACCCGGATACAACTGCCGCATCACAATCTTTTTTTCAACCAACAAAAACGGGCGACGCCTCGCCCGCTACGTTGCACAGGGTCGCCCGTTCCGCTCATTCCCTTTGCCGGTTGACACCGCTGAAATCCTCATCGCCACCGGCGGAGCCGACAGGGGGCAGGCATGAACACTGAACCCAAGTTTTTGGCAGTCACCTACACCACCGATGGTGAACCAATCGCATATTGGTTGGGGGGTGAATCTGCGTGTGTGCGGTTTGTGGATCGTGAGCGCGCGCAGGATGAACGGGTGACAACCCACACCATCACGCAGGTTGCACCATCAATGACATGGGAACAGGCACGCGATCAAACATTCATACCGGACCCCGATGCCACACGCAGTGTGGTGTGGTCCGGGACATGGACTGAACTAGAAAGGCACGCATGAACACTGAATCAATCACTACGGGCGAGGCTGCCCACATGTTGGGGGTGTCATCGGAAACGGTGCGCCGCTGGATCAAATCCGGGTATCTGCCCGCAACGTTCCTGCCATCAGGTCAGGCACGCATCACACAACAATCAATCACTGAACTACAGAACAGGGGAAAACAATGAACATTGAAATCACCAAACATGAGGCAGACCAGTTGCGCACCATTCTTGCCGATGCAATGGCCACCGCTGAACGTTTGATCACCCACCCTGATGCATCGGAAGTGTTGGTGCAGCGGTCCACCCTCATTGCCCATGTGTGTTTGTCTGTCATCAACAAAATCACGTTTGAACAAACCCGCACCAGTGGCACAAAGAATTTGAGGGGTTGAAATGTCTGAAATGAAACGGGCCTACACCCAAACCACCGATGCAATTGAACTGTTCAGGCAGGGCATCACGGAACATTGCCGTGCCGATTCATACCAAAACATGTGCAACATGCTGCATCAACGCGCCAACCTGCACATTGATACCGCCATTCACATGGTGTTGGATGCGTTGCACTTAGACCACACCCATGATGCTGATGTGTGGGCCACCCTCGCAGACACCAACAAACCGGTGGATGACACAGTGGCCATGTTGTTTGATTTGAAGGCGGTGAACCGGTGAGCGCAACCGTGCAATGTGCATTGTGCAATCAACGTTTCAACGCAGGGACCGCAGCGCACCGGGTCGCAGAATTCAACCGGCACCAATGCAACCAACTGCCCCCCATCGATGACACCCCATCCATTCCGGCAGGCATCATGGTGATGGCTGCACTGCTCACCGCATTCATGGTTGCCGCATGGATTGTTCAATGGCTGGCAAATGCCGCATGGTTCACCCCGGTGGCCCTGTTCGCAATCATCTGCATTGCAGGTGTCGCCGTGTTCAAACTGACAGAAGGGAATGCACAGTGAAACAGGCATGGCCGTTGATTGTGTGTGCCGTATTGTTCGCCACCGTACTGGCATGGGCGCATGCGATCAGTCAGGGGTTGTGATGGCGAACCCCAACAAAATCAAAGGCGACGCAGCAGAACGCGAGACCACCCGCTACCTGCAAGGGTCAGGGTTCACCGCCTCGCGAATTCCTGCCGGATCAAACGCCGATATTGGTGATGTCTGGTTGCCACCCCCATTGCCTGCGGTGCAAGTGAAGAACGTTGCCAAACTGGATTTGTCAGGTTGGTGCGATCAGGTAGCGGAACAGGCATTGAACGCCAACCGTGAATGCGGTGTGGTAGTTCACAAACGTCGGGGCAAATCTGATCCCGGTGATTGGTATGTCACTATGACGTTGGAAACATTCACAAAACTTTTGAAAGGCTGATCATGGACACATTCAATTTGGACACAATGAACCGCACATGGGATTTGTTACTGGCAGCGGCCAACAATGATGAACCGGACATGGAACTTTATTTGGATGCTGCCGATGCGTTGCACACATGTTTGGAACGCATCGATCATTTGGAACAAATCCAATCCAATTTGCGGGCCGAACTGCAACGGCACCGTTCTATGGAAGCGGCAGGATATTGAACACGCAACTGGAACCACCTGAACGGTGGGCAGACAAAGCCGCATGCAAAGGCATGCTGCAAACTTTCTACGCAAACCCCAACAACAAAAAAATGATGGACAACGCAGTGGCCGTTTGTTTCACCTGTCCGGTTGTGATGCCATGCCAACAATGGGCATTGGCGAACCATGAGGAACATGGCGTGTGGGGTGGCATGACACCTGAACAGCGGTTGCGGATGATTGGGGCGAAACCGAAGCGTGCTGCCACTGTTTCATGTGGCACATCATCCGGGTATGTGAAGGGTTGCCGGTGCGATCAATGCCGACAGGCTCACACCGCAGCGGTGCGGGAATACAGGCAACGCCAGCGTGCCAACCGGTGACTGTCACAGGGTGCGGGTACGGTTTCGATACCAGCGAACTGCGCCGGTGCCGTTGACAATCTGCCACATCACAAACATGGCCAAAAAGCCGGGCTGACCGGTGACAATCGAGAACACACACCACGGCCATGAATGCAACATCACAATCACAAACCCCCACCATCGGCCACGGCCAACAAACCACTGACCAACAACACCGACCAGTTCACAACACAACAAAATCCACGGCCACATGTGGGCCATTCTAAACGGGAGCAAACAAACAATGACAAACATAATTGGGCAACCAGTGTCCGATGCGGTGCGCCGTGACAGGTGGGGCCGCTATCAGGTGCTACCGCCGCAAGGTGGAAAGGTCACCGGGTACACGCGCGCCACCACAGTGGCCAAAGCGTTGGACGACACCAGTTCACTGATGACATGGAACGCACGAATGACCGCATTGGGATTGGCGGCGCGCGCCGATCTGTACGGGCTACTCACTGCCGCCGATCCTGATGACCGCAAAACAATTGATGGGATTTGCAAACGGGCCAGTGAAGCCGGGGGTGCAACCGTCAGGCGTGATCTAGGTACTGCCATTCATGCCATGTTGGAACAGTCCTACACCAACCCCAACTATCAGGCACCACCGCAGTACGCAGCAGATGTTGCCGCAGTGCATCAGGCACTGGCCGATGCAGGTGCGCGTGTGCTGCCGGAATATGTGGAACGCATGGTGGTGCTGGATGCGTATGAAATTGCTGGCACATGTGATGGTGTGTTGGAAATCGGTGGGGAACGGTTCCTGTTCGACAACAAAACGGGATCACTGACCAGCCTGAAATTTGGAAACCTTGCATGGGCAATTCAAATGGCGATCTACGCACACGCTGATGCGCTCTACACACAAGGTGTGGCCGCTGACGGTTCGCAGGACATTCGTGAACCAATGCCTGCGGTCAGTCGGGAACGTGCCGTGATCATTCACATTGAACCGGGCAGCGCACATTGCACATTGCATTGGGTGGACCTCACCGCCGGATTTGAGGCGTTGCAGGTTGCGATGCAGGTGCGACAGTTCCGGAAAGTGAAACCGTTGCAACCGTTCACACCCACCGAATCACTGCCCGCAATGGCTGCAACGATCACCCCTGAAACGGTTGATGACGATTGGCGCAAGTCTGTGCGGGAACGGTTGGGGGTGATCCTTGCGAATCCTGAGGCCAAACAGATGGTGGCCTATTCATGGCCTGAGGCGGTGCCAACTTTGAAATCAGGGGACCCCATCAGCATTGAACAGGGTGACCGGATCATCGCCATGTTGACGATGATTGAACGTGAACACCAACTACCATTCCCCACCATTGCCCCTGTATTGGCCCCTGTTGCCCGTGCAAAGCCAAAACGGGCACCTGCCCCCGATGAGGGGCGCGAGGTCACACAGGCCGAAATAGAGGGTCTGACGGCATTGGCACAAGAACTGCCCGAAAACTGTCGGGCCATTGTCAATGACGTGATGAAAGCCTGCACAAAAGCCAACCGGCCAATCAGATTGACCGGGCGAGGCGGCAAACCAACCGAACAGCGACTGGAAGTATGCAAAGCACTAGTAGCCCTAGCCCATTTCGATGATGTGCAATTGATCATGGCCGCAGTTGCTATTGCCACAGGGGTGGCGCGTAATAATGCAGACTCATTGGGTGACGTGTTGGGTGGTCTCACTATCGAACAGGCACGCAATGCGCAGGGTGTTGCCAAAGAAATTGCAGCCGGGTCATTGATCCCAATGTGGGATGACGACGGCAACGCATATTTGTTTGGCGACTGGCCACCGGTCACAAAGTGACCACGGCAAACAACAACACAAACAACAACAGAAACGGAAACAACAATGTCAATTGATCCATCCATCATCGATGATTTCACCGCAACCACCGGCAACGTTGCCAAATGGGATGCAGTAGGCGACACCCGCAAAGTGCGCATTGCCACTGCCACCAAACAACAGGTGACCAACTTTGCAACCGGTGAACCTGAAACATGGGGCAACGGTGAACCAAAATGGCAACTGGTATTCACCGGCACCGATCCTGACACTGGTGAGGATACCCGCATTTTTGCAAAGGGTTTCATGTACACGGCAGTCAAAAAGTGTTTTGCCGCTGCCGGAAAGGTTCCCGAAGTTGGGGGCGTTCTCGCCATCCAATGGACAGGTGAGGAACCCCCGAAGGTGAAGGGTTACAACCCATCCAAAACTTGGCGTGCGCAGTATGCACCGCCTGCCATCACCATTGACGCTGACGATTTGCTCTGACAGTTCTACCGGCATCGGGGTCATATCCCCCGCCAACCGTGACACCGGTGCCGGTATCCTCGCAGCCCCCACACGCAAACGGGCATTGTGTGTGGGGGCTGTTTCATAACCGGAAACAATCAGATTGGATTAGGTAGTGCGCAAAACTGAAACGCACATTGAAATTTCACAGGACCGCAACACCGGCAAGTTTGTGATTGCCGCAGTGCGTGGTGCCGATTGGGTGTTCATTCGTGATGAACCCATTTTGGCTGATGCAATACAGATCGCCCAACACGGTGCAAACAGTTTTGGTTTGCGCGTCATCGAAAAAAGCATGTGAAAGGGATGACAGTGGAACCGTACTATCAAGATGATTTTGTTACGCTTTACAACGCAGACTGCCGCGACGTTTTGCCGGTGTTGTCTGATATCGATTTGGTGTTCACGTCACCCCCATACAACCTGCGTGGTGACGGCCACAAGATTGGTGGTCATTATTTCACCAACCTCAATGATGGCTACAACTCATACACAGATGATTTGCCAAGTGAGGACTACCAGCAATTTCAACATGATGTGTTGCGCGCGTGTTGGGCATCACTGTCAGACACCGGCGCGATTTATTACAACCACAAACCGCGTGTGAGCGGCGGTGAAATCAAATTGCCATTCAATTTGATCCCCGATGAAATCCCAATCAGGCAAATCATCACATGGGACAGGGGCAACGGGTTCAATAGGGTGTTCCAATACTATGTGCCGCGTTATGAATGGATAATCATGCTGGCCAAACCTAATTTCAGAATTACAACACGCGATGTTTGGGACATTTGGAAATTTCCACCGGCTAGATCAAAACACCCGGCACCGTTCCCAATCGAACTGCCTGCAACAGCAATCAACACAACCGACGCGCAAACAATCCTTGACCCGTTCGCAGGTTCAGGCACAACCCTGCGTGCCGCAAAAGATGCAGGGCGCAAAGCCATCGGCATTGAACTAGATGAAACCTATTGTGAAATGATTGTTGAACGTTTGGCACAAGAAGTGTTGCCGTTCTGATGCGGCACGGACCTGACCCGTACACACGATGTTTGGAACTGTTGGATGAATGGTTAGACCAGCACCCGCAACCAACCGTGCAACTACTAGAAACCACAACCCGGCTGCACAACATCAAAACAACCGGTGACCGCATGGCCGACCTACTCACCGACATCACCAACGCAGAACGCACACGCATCAAAGGATCATGGCAAATCACAATCAGCAACCAACTATTGACTGATGCCGTGTTCACACTTGACCAATGGCAAAACTGTATTTGATTGATATGAAACAAACATGGAAATGCAGCGCATGCGGTCACACCTACACAACACCTATCACCATCAAAGGTGTGACATGCCCCGGCTGCACCAAACGGAAAAGGGACAAACTGCAATGGATGCAACTAGAC